CTGCACTAACTTCAAGGTCTCGTTCTCGGCTGATTATAGAAAATTTCCTGTTCTCGTTTCATCGTACACTGCTCAATGTGTATCTACCATTACTGATTATTCATTACGCGCCTACCGACACATGGCAGGTGCCAGCCATATTCGTTACCAATACGGTAGTTATTGCACTAGCCCAAGGTCCTGTCAACCATTGGGCCACGAAAGCACATAATTATGCGCTGGCTTGGCGCTGCAGTGGCCTACTGCAGGCAATTGCATTTATTGCTGTAGCCTGCATACCTTTCCTGTCACATGATTTTCCATTCATAGCACTGGTTATGTTGCTTGCCATGCTGCAGATTATCGCTGAACTCATCAGCACCGCAGGTATTACCATGTATATGGCATTGCTGAGCAGAAAAGATTATCTGACTACTGACTTAAGCGCTATTAATCTTGGTGGACAATTCCAGAATATTGTAGGGCCATCACTCTTTGCTAGCACGATTACTGCCGCTAATTGTGTGCTTCCTGCTGCTATGGGTATCGCCATTACGCTCGCTGCTGCGCTACCTAGAAAATCCGAATAAAAGCATAACAATCGTGGATACCTCATTGATAGAAAATCATAATTCGCACAATTCGCCTCTTCCAATCTGTGATTATGTAAGACTGTTTTCTTCTCCTTTGGACAAAGGACTCTACGTAGGATGCGGAAACGGAAGGAATGCGTTTCCACTCCTCTCAGAGGGATGGAACTTATATGCGTGCGACGTATCTAATTTCAATATACAAAGAGCCCAAAAGTATTTGCCGCAATATGCTGATCGATTTGAGGCTCTTAGCTATGACCAAGCTTTCTCTTATATACCAGAATTTGATTATGTGATATGTAGTAGAGCCCTAGTATATGGTAGTTTTGAAGAGAGCCTTCAGCGATTTAAAATACTTAGACGGCGGCTTAAGCCTAGCGGAATTCTTTTGTTCCAGCTACCTGCTATTGGAACAGATTTATGGCCTAAATGGGTTAACTATGCGATAACCGAAATGGGGAGTTTGATAGTTGGATACAACTTACATTCCCCGTCAAAAGTATATTTATCGTTTACTGATGTATGTGATTTACTAGAATGTGCAGGATTTAAAATTTGCAACGGTCCTACGCCATACGATCTTCCAAGAGGTGAATATCCAGGAGGAATTGTGAGAAATTGGCTTGGCGTAGCAATTAACAATAATTAGCTAACAGTTGTCCGCTGTCGACCGTGTAACGACGATTCACGACTGAAGAACGACTCTCATCGTCAATGCTTCAGATAATAAGCTATCAACCACTGACGATAATAAAACTCAGAATAATTATAACATATTACAAACTATCATGATAACTCTCTCTTCAATTTTGGTGGCACCGTTTACACTTAATTGTATCCAATTTAATTATGGACTGTTCTGGTAACAAAAAGCTACTAAGCCGAAAAGTAGAAATCAGATAATCAAATGGCTTAAAAATCCTCACACTGATTCGGCAGAATACAAGATGTGGGGTAACGGCGTGGCGCTTCCCTGCGTGTATTTTGTTCTCAAAATATCGCTTATTTTCAGGCGAAAGAACGCATGTAAGACTTGCTATAAACCTTCTTTAGAGTGATTTATGTATGTACCCGAAAAAATCTAAAGGAGGCAAAATGGAATTAAAATACGGGTTAAAAGGAAAAGATAGGCAGCCGCTTATTAAAGCTATAGAGGATTCTACGGGAGTAAAGGCTGTTTACTTAAAAACTCCGAGTATGTCTTACAGGATAGGTGTTTTCAACATTAGTAAAGATGGTACGGTCACGTGTAGTAGTGAAGATAACTTAGATGATTTGAAAAACATGTTAGACGCTGACTATGGTATAAGTCTTCCAGTCTGCGCGTGTGATGGTACGCAATGTTTTAGTGTTGAGTTTCCTAAAGATAAGGCTGATGTGGTAAAGCTTAGGAAAATTCTTGATAATAAGGGTGATCTTATTAAAAAAGCGTTAGGAGTGAACAGTCTTAATATTAAGGAAGAAGATGATAAGCTTATTTTTCCTTGGTTTGAGCAGGCTAACCAACCAGGCTTGGCATCCTATGCGAAGTTTATAAACAGTCTTTGTAAAATGAGCGTGGAAATTAAACGCGTTAATAATAGTAAGCGTGAGCCGGTTAACGATAAGTATGCTTTCAGATGTTTTCTTCTTAGACTCGGGTTTATAGGAGACGAGTTTAAACAAGACAGGAAAATTATGCTTTCCCGTTTAGAAGGGTCCTGTGCTTTTAGAAACGGGGGTGAGCGTAATGCTGTATGCGAGTGAAGACTAGGCGTACGTGTTGAGTGAAGACTGTCCTACAGGTTCTTTGGTTGAAGAAATTTTTGCGAATTTAGAGCAAGAGAACGAGGTTTTTGTAAAAGCGTGTTTGACTGTGGTAGATGATTTTTGGGTGATGATTATTTCCGCATGATTTTAGAAACGTTTAACGGTTTTTAAGAGTAAAAAAAATTAGCTAAAACTGGTGGGGGAAAAACGTGTAAATACCTGATGTTTCTTGGCTTAAAAGCTTGCTATTGCGCGCTTTTAGAGTGATATATAGTATCAGCAAAAAACACGTGCGCAAAGGAGAAACCTGTGAAAAAAGAAATTTTACAAAACCTTGCAAACGAAGTTAAAACATGCAGACGATACACATTAAACGCAATCAAAAAAGCTGAAGAAGGGAAAATTAGTTCGGCTATCAGCATGCTCGACATCGCGCAAACAGCAAAAACCTGCGCCAGTAAAGCTCACGAGGAGCTTTGGAAGGTAAGCGAAGGAAAACTAACCAGTAAAGAATTCGAACTTTTCGCGGATGCTGAAACCCTGGACAAGGATATTCAAAAAGCCTATCAAGCAATTAAACAGGCAAGAAACTAAAAAGAAAAATTGGCGAAAAACCAATAAAAAATCGTGGAAATACCTGCGATTTTTTCTCATTTATGACTTGCTATTATGTGCTTTTAGAGTGATATATAGTACTAACAAAAAGCACAGACGCAAAGGAGAAAAACCATGTGGGAACAAGATACGCTTAAAGTAGAAGATCAGGTTGTAAGCTACAGTATGAAGGTTTTTGAAGAGCCAAGCGAATATGGGATTAACCAGGGGCGAATTTCCAAGCTTACTTTGAAAAACAATAACAAGGTTATCGCAAACTACGATAGAGGCTGGGATATTATGCCAACAGGCAAGCTTGCAAACGAGGCTTTAGAAATGATCCTTGACGCTAGAAACTAAAGAACTAGAAACTAAAAACTGAAAGACTAAAAGACTGAAAGACTGAAACTGAATAATAAAATTGAAGATTGAGGTTGAGTTAAGAGTAGCAGGGCTTTTAAGGCCCTGTTTCTCGTTAAGAAAAACTAAGAAATGATGTGGACGCAAGTAAGCGTCTTTTTTATGCCTAAAGAAAGGAGGAGCTTAAGTTGGAAAAATACGAGGTTACTAAGTTTAAAAAAGAAGATTCAACCTATAATAAGGAGCTTGCGGATTATGCTGTAAGTTTTATCGAATGTTTAACACACACGAAAGGAACGTGGGCTGGTAAGCCTTTTAAGCTCCTTGACTGGCAGGAGCAGATTATCAGGGACTTGTTTGGCGTGGTGAAACCGAATGGTTACCGTCAGTTTAATACCGCGTATATTGAAATACCTAAGAAAATGGGTAAAAGTGAGCTTGCCGCTGCAGTAGCCTTGCTTTTATGCTGTGGGGATAATGAGGAGCGTGCGGAAGTTTATGGTTGTGCTGCGGACCGTCAGCAGGCAACAATCGTGTTTGACGTGGCGGCGGACATGGTTAGAATGTGTCCGGCTCTTAATCGTAGGGTTAAAATTTTAGCTTCGCAAAAACGTATTATTTTCCTACCAACTAACAGTTTCTACCAGGTGTTGTCGGCTGAAGCTTACTCTAAACACGGTTTTAACATTCACGGTGTCGTGTTTGATGAGCTTCACACGCAGCCAAACCGTAAACTTTTTGACGTGATGACTAAAGGCTCCGGGGACGCTCGCATGCAGCCACTATATTTTCTGATTACCACAGCCGGTACGGATACGCATTCTATCTGCTATGAGACGCATCAGAAAGCAGTGGATATTCTCGAGGGTAGGAAAATTGATCCAACTTTTTACCCAGTGATTTATGGTGCAAAAGATTCGGATGATTGGACGGATCCTAAGGTGTGGAAGAAAGCTAATCCTTCGCTTGGGGTGACGGTTCAAATGGAGAAAGTTAAGGCTGCTTTCGAGTCAGCTCGGCAAAATCCTGGTGAAGAGAATGCTTTCCGTCAGCTTCGTCTTAACCAGTGGGTGAAACAGTCTATTCGTTGGATGCCGATGGAAAAATGGGATGCTTGCGGTTTTCAGGTGAACGAAGAAGAACTCGAGGGCAGGGTCTGCTATGGGGGTCTTGACCTTTCAAGTACCACTGATCTTACGGCTTTTTCGCTTGTGTTTCCGCCTTTAGATGAGTCGGATAAGTTTCGTATCCTACCTTATTTTTGGGTGCCTGAAGAAACCTTGAGTTTGCGCGTGAAACGAGATCACGTGCCGTATGACGTGTGGGAAAAACAAGGTTTTATTAAGACTACGGAAGGAAACGTTGTTCACTACGGGTTTATTGAAAAATTCATCGAAACTTTAGGTGAACGTTTCAATATTCGTGAGATTGCTTTCGACCGTTGGGGCGCGGTGCAAATGGTGCAAAACCTTGAAAACATGGGATTTACCGTGGTTCCGTTCGGACAGGGGTTCAAGGATATGAGTCCTCCTACCAAGGAGCTTATGAAGCTTACACTCGAGCAGAAAATCGCACACTCCGCTCATCCGGTGCTTCGCTGGAATATGGACAACATATTTATTAGGACCGATCCTGCAGGAAACATTAAATGCGATAAGGAAAAATCAACCGAGAAAATAGACGGTGCAATCGCCACCATCATGGCACTTGACCGTGCTATCAGATGCGGTAACACGAACACTCAAAGCGTGTATGACGCTCGAGGAATCCTATTCATGTAAGGAGGTGCGTATGAACATTTTCAGTAAGATTTTTAAGAGCAGAGATAAGCCGGAGAATCGTTTTAACTTGAATGCTCAAAGGTTTATTAGTGGCATGTCTTCTTCGGGTAAGAGGGTGAATGAGCGTTCAGCTATGCAGATGACGGCTGTCTACTCGTGCGTGCGTATTTTGTCTGAGGCGGTGGCGAGTCTGCCGCTTCACGTGTATGAGCGCACGAGTACGGGTACTGCTAAAGCGGTTAAACATCCTTTGTATAAGGTGCTTCATGATGAGCCGAATCTTGAAATGACAAGCTTCGTGTTTAGAGAAACCTTAATGACGCATCTACTGTTATGGGGTAATGCTTACGCGCAGATTATTCGAAACGGTAAAGGCGAAATATTAGGGCTTTATCCTTTGATGCCTGATCGTATGAGAGTTGACCGGGATGAGAGTGGTCAAATTTTTTACGAGTATACGTTAAATGATAGTGATGTTTTAGCGGGTAAAGAAACGAGTGTGAAACTTAAACCCTTTGACGTGCTTCATATTCCCGGTCTTGGTTTTGACGGTCTTGTTGGCTATTCGCCTATTGCGATGGCAAAAAACGCTATCGGCATGGCGATAGCTACGGAAGAGTATGGTGCATCGTTTTTCGCTAACGGTGCTACACCAAGCGGAATCTTGGAATACCCCGGAACAGTAAAAGATCCGTCTGGTATGAGGGATAGTTGGAATAAGGGGTTCTCGGGTTCTAACTCGCATAAGATAGCGATTTTAGAGGAAGGCATGAAATATACGCCTATTTCTATTTCGCCTAACGAAGCACAGTTTCTTGAAACTCGTAAGTTTCAGATTAACGAAATCGCTCGTATTTTTAGAGTCCCACCACACATGGTTGGTGATTTAGAAAAATCAAGTTTTTCTAATATTGAACAGCAGTCGCTGGAGTTTGTGAAATACACGCTGGATCCTTGGGTGACGCGTTTTGAACAGTCTATTACGAGACGGCTTTTTACTGATAAGGAGAAAGAAACATATTATGTGAAGTTTAACGTGGATGGTCTTCTTCGAGGAGACTATCAGAGTCGTATGAATGGTTATGCTACCGCTCGTCAAAACGGTTGGATGAGCGCAAACGATATTAGACAGTTAGAAAACTTGGATAAGATTCCAGCCTGTGAGGGTGGCGACTTGTATTTGATTAACGGCAACATGCTCCCGCTTAACCGTGCAGGAGCGTTCGTTGGAATGGGTAGAAATAACGATTCTAAAATATAGAAATAAATTAGCTAATTAAGTTGAATTTGTGTCTTGATAATATTAATATAACATGTTATAT